ATCGTATCTTCAGTATTATTTACGATATCATCAGATACATTGTCAGCATCCAACTCAGAGAAGTCTTCGATAATCTTGACCTCAAATGCGTCAGCCTGTAACAACCTATCTGTGAATTTGTCGAATTGATACAAGTCTTTCTTGTTGACTACAATCAGTTTTACATATTTCTCTTTATACTTAGACACATCTTCATTAGTGTAATCTGTTGCAGTATCATCATAGTAAATCTTCTCAAAAATACTATGGGGATTAATGATACGTTCTAGTTCTCGATTCTCTGTATCAAAGATGTGAAAACCTTTCGGATCATTGTGATCACTCCAAGTAATCTCATACGGAGTGCCCAAATAATATATGTGACCATCATCTGATTTGTGATGAAAGTGTCCACTAAAGCATAGATCAAACCTACGGAACATTTCTTTATCCCACCCACCTTCAGATTTATGTCCCTTGTGCATCTCAAAGCCATTTACTTCTAAATGACCCATCAAAATCTGTGCGGGGGAAGTCTTCAATGCATTCATTACAACTTCATAATTACCAGCATTAATCCACGGCATAAACTGAATAGGACAGTCATCAAACTCCACAACCTGTGGGCCAGTATAGATGTTACACCTATCAGAACCTACCAGCTCTTCCATTGAATTGACTTCGTTGGTGTTCTTATAAAAGGTGTCATGATTACCAATGATAAGATGAAGGTCAATTCCCAACTCAGAAAATCTGTTGATGAACCTCTGCCTAAAATCACTAGCAGTTTTAAAACTGATGAACTTTCTACGATCTGTAACATCACCCATATGAACACAGGTAGTAATTCCCCTCTCAACTAGAGTGGGGAAAAACACATCGTCATAGAATTTGTAGAAATAATCATTGATGTTTTGATTATCATTTCTGGCACCAAAGTGAGTGTCAGTTATAATTGCAATCTTCAACGCTCGTCACCCCGAATCGCCACCTTATCAATATCATCATCCATAAAATTTTCTAGTCCTTTTTTACTTTTTTTTTCTGTCTTCTTAGTTTTATAAACATCTTCCATTGGAAGATTGTCCATTGCAAAGGAATTATCAATACTATAACTAGTTGAATCGCCCGGCATAGTATCATAGGATTGGTAGTTACTACCCGCTACGATTCTGTTTTTAACGTGAGTTTGCTTCTTTTCTTTTTGAATTCTTCTGATGAATGCGTAGTAGATGATTTGGGTAAAGTATGCGAAAGGGTTGTTTGACTTTTCTGGATTGAAGTTCGAAGCATATTGTAAGCAGTTTTCGATGCCATCTGAAATCATATCATCCTTGTATGTGTAGTTAATAAAATTGGGGCGGTAAGACAGATGCGTTGCAATCTTCAAAAAACATTCACCAATGTAGTTTGTTACAGCGGGTTTCCGTCCATCATCGTCTTCTTTTGAAAGCTTGCACGCTTCTTTCCACTCAATCATCGCCTGTAGAAAAACTTTGTTATCCACATAATGTTCACCTTTTGATTTGGCCATTAGGTATACTCCTTAATCTTTACTCACTATACATCAATACACTTATAATGTCAAGGAACATTATAATTTAAAATAATCTTCGAAGGAACCTTGACTCCACCCCAAAATAGTGTTATATTGATCTTGTCTTGGGTTGCAGAACTACATTAATGAATATATTTACTTTCTGTTTCTAGTTCATCTAAGAGCTCTTCGTAAATTTCTTCATCTTCGAAGTCATCCACAAAAGGTTCATCATCTATATTATCTAGTTTGTTTAATATACCTTCATAATATACACTTAGTCCGGGCGAGGCGGGTAATATAATAATAACATGTTTAGGATCAAGCTCAAAATGTCTTTGTTCTGTGAAGGGTTGAACCCAACGAGATAGCATTAAAGATTCTGTCATGCCTGTGTGATTAACTCTAGATTGGATATTCATTAACAGGGGTCTTGAAATTTCGTATTTACCATTGTCTTCGGAAAGCTCACAAATGATATTCTCACCACTAATGAGCTTTAAGATTTTATATGTATCTGTGTTCATTTTAGGTTTACCTTACTAATTTCATAGTTGAATTGTTCTGCATTGTATATATTTATGCGTTCTTGAAAATGGTTAAGTGTAAAGTTACTCTGGTGTCTAAAAGTCAAATCATCTGCAATATCAAAAATTAAAACGGAATCTTTATTCTCCCCCTGACGCAATCCTCTACCGATACTCTGGAGCACTCGAATTCTAGACTTAGACGGACTTGCGAGCACGATGTTGTGAATATTGCGAATATTAATACCAGTACTAAAGGTGCCATAGGATGCAATGGTGATAGAGTTTTTTTCACCCTCCACAACAGATCGTATCCTTTCTCTTTCTGTGGTACTTGTGTTACCATAGATAAAAAATACCTTTCGCAATTTGTCATCAAAGAAACCTTGCTCTTGAGATTTCATGACTTCCTCATAAAGAGGTTTGCCGTGTTTTTCTACCAATTGATATAAACATAATGTATTACCGGGAAGATGCATCAACAGCCCAGCAAGAAATTTATTTCTAAGTTCATGTTCGCCAAGGAATTGTAGTTCCTCTGCATAAGTCATTCTCTCTCGTATATTCTCATGTTTTAGAATAATGCACTTGATTTTGAGGTCAGCAAGAGATTTCTTCTCAATTAACTCCTTTGTGGTAGTAACTTTTTCAACAGGACCGAATAGACCTTCTAAAACAAGTTGGTGCGTCTGCGTCCCGTCTAGGGTGCCTGTAAGACCGAATCTGTACTTACATAGGTGTAACTTGGTCATGATACCAGTTAAAGATTTAGCCTTAAACATATGCGCCTCATCACCAATCACACAACCGAACTGTTCAAAATATTTCTTTGGTAACTTGTAGATAGACTGCCATGTCGATATAACAACGTCTTTCTCAACCTTACTGGAGTGTCCTTGATATACCTTCTGACAGTATGTGCCAGAGCTCCATCCGTAGTCTTCGAAGTCTGAATACATCTGTTCTACGAGTGAGGTGGTAGGAACTAGTATCAGGGTCTTCAATCCCATCATATGATAATAACGAACTAACGAGTAGATTATGAGTGATTTACCCGAAGCAGTAGGAGAAACAAGAAGAGCACGATTTCTGGCAATACCGTGATGTACCGCATCAATTTGGTAGTCACGCACTTTGAGAGACTTCCCCCCAGATTTTGGTTTAAGTGACCTGATGAAATCTCTAACCACTTGACGAACAATAACCCGCTCATTTTCAACTCCCTCTTCTAATATATATTCAATTCCGTTTTTCTGGCAGAAACCCCTGATATATTGGAGCAATCCAACATATATCTCACCTGTTGCGGGGGAGAAGAGTCTTATCTTACCATCCCACATTCGACTTCGGTAGGTTGGCATAAATTTAAAACCGGGAACCTCAAAGGTAAAGAACTCTGTCAACTCTTGTCGAGTAGAATCTGTCATCCCATCTAGGACTAGATAGACTTCATTCTTTTTTGATATACGCATTAGATCATACCAGCTTCAAACTTCTTCCAATCTGTTGCGTTGCGAATATCCCAACCACGATTGTCGATGGACTTGATCACACCCTTACAGTAATCCAAGCATGAGTCGTAGTAACCAATTTTATTTTGAAGTCGAAGAATATCGTCATCTGATTGAATATACATCTGAAGGTCTGTCTTCATAACCTTGATGTCAAAAGGTTTTGCAGCATATATTTTTGCATCTGCCTTACCACCATAGTATTCCCATTTCTGTCGATACATCTGTTGGTGGTCAGTTTTTGCTTTGATAAGCAGAAGTTCAAAGTCAGCCTTGAAGTCCAACCACTTCTGTTTGATCATTTGATTTTTGAAAGATTCTTGATCAATGTGTTCGTGATCAGTTACGGGAAGGTCTTCCCTTGCAGTTCGTTTTAGTGTCTCTAAATCCATGTTTACCCCATAATAAAAAAAGTGAGCAGTTTGGTTTCTCTCTGTGATATATTGACCCTGATGAGTTCGAACGAGTTGTCACCAGAAATTAAGTCTAAAGATTTGATAAATGTTAAAGCTTACCAAACCTGCTCACTCTTATTTAGACACCCTCAAATTTATAGATTTGATATTTGAACGTAACATCGGCAGTCATATATTCGACATCTGTTGCACCCTGCGTGTAATCTAATCCGCTAAGTGAAATAGGAAATACATTTTGAAAGTTAACATTTAGAATTGGGTTATTCTTATTCGATAAAATCATAAGAAATGCATCTGAGTACATTGCTTTATCAGGAGTTATATTTCTAATGAGGTCAACTGGTGGTGTTGAACCACCAGCAGGCGTGTTTGAGGTCACATCCCTATGTGTTCTAAACTCAGCTCTGTCGGATGGAAATCCATAACCAGTAAGCCAGTTGTGTAGTGATTGATAATTTTCCAAATATTCATCGACAATAAATGTGATAGTAAGGTCTGCATAAGTGAGTTTATCACCCATGATTGGAATATTATTGAATGGGTTTGCAAAATCTACTGATGCGCCATCGATGCCGGGTAGGTTTGCATTGATCGTAAAGAACTCTACCTTTGGTAATTGTTGAATACCAAAACGGAACTGAGTTGGACTTGCATAGTCTAACTGATCCGGTTGTCTTGCGAGGGGTGATGATGCTGTTGTCATGCATCTATTTATAATAAAAAAAAGGGGGAGCAAGATGCTCCCCCAAGTTTAGTAGTTTCCTTATCTTACATAAGGTTAGTAACTTTAACCCGACGATACCAAGCATTGGTGTTCGCATCCAGTGAAGCATCGGTATTAACCGTGTCACCAGCAGCAACCGCACCCGCACCAGCGAATGGGTTAGCAGCAAGACCATAACGGGTCTTGAAACCAATCTTAGGCTGGAAGGAATTCTCACCAACCGCACGGACCATCTGTAGTGGAACGTATGGGCAGTAGAAGAAACCAGCATCATAAGGTGATGTGCCCTTGTAACCACAAACATAATACTGACTAGCAGCAACATTTGCAGAATAGGGATCAACATATACCTTGAAACGACCATTCATTGTACCAGCGAAGGTAGAAGATGTGTCGTCAACGGCGAGGTTGTTGTTCAGAGCAGGTGTGTAATCAAGAACACCGGCCATCTGAAGAGCAGAAGCAACGTCAGCTGAAACGATCAGCATGTTACCCTTGCCACGACGGGTCTGTTGACCAATCGCATTGGCGTCACGTTCGATCTGGAACATTAGACCCTTGAACTTCTCAACTGACCAACGACCATTTGAGTCGGTGTCCAGATCAAAAGTACCAGCAGCAGTTGTATTAACCTGTGCGCCGGGGACAGCAGTTACATAAAGCGAACGAATGACTTCACGGTTGATTTCAGCAAGGATTTCTGTAGAAAGAATGTTGCTGAGTTCCGTCTCGGCGTCAAGACCATGAATTGCCTTCAAGTCCTGTGCAAGTTCCATTGTGTACTCAGCTTTGAGCGCACGGGAAACGGCAGTAACCGTAGACTTCTCAATTGAGAATGCCATTTCAGCGAAAGCGTTCGTACCGCTATCACCAAGAGCTTCTGACTGAGATCGTGTCATACCTGTTGCGGAAGTATATGTTCCGGGCGAGGAATCGTTAAGAACAGAAGGGTTAGTCTCTGTCGAACCAACATCACCACCACCGATTGTACCGGCAGCGTTCTGATTAGATACGTCAGGGAAAGATTCGTCATGGAGAGCTTCTGCACCATCCTGTGAAGCAAGTGTTGAACGCATAGCAAAGATCAGACCCGTTGGACCTGTCATTGGCTGCACACCACAAACGTCATAAGCGATTAGGTTAGGCATTGCACGACGAACTAGTGAGATCAAAATTGGATCCCATGTGTCCATCTGTCCACCACCCATGCTGTTGGTTGGTGCTGTTTCCGAAAGAAAACCACGGTCTTCCTTCATTGCTTTTTCTTGGTTCTCTAGGATGAGAGTAGTAACTGCCCGCTTGTAAGAATCCTCAATCTTTGGTAGATCGGGGTGTTCTAGGACTGGCTGCCACTTTTCTTGTAGATGTTCTGTCTGAAACATTTGTTTCTCCTTTATTAATTACATCTGTTTATAATATTATTGGGCACGCTCTTTGTTACGACTGATTGCCGACATGTAAGCGCCCATAGCTTCAGTCGTATCAATGTCCTGTGCGGTGCCACCATCTTCATCATCAAAAGTTTGTTCAACAATCGTCTTAGGGAAATAACTTTCCTTCAAGGTATCGAGTTTTGCTTTGAAGGACTCTTCGTCAGCAAAGTCAACATCTTCAGTAAGAGACTTGAACTTTTCAATTTCGGTATCAGTCAACTCTTCGCAAGCTTCAGAGATAACCTGTTCCCGAACCAGTTGGGACTTAACAGATGTAAGGGAGATATTCTGCTCCATGACACTGTTAACCTTCTCTTCCAGTTCAGCAATTTTGTCAGATTGTGCTTCGAGAACGTCATATTTCTCATCAGGCACATCAATATAGTGATCTTCAAACAACTGTTTCAGTCCAGAGATGAAGTCTTCTGCAATCTCGCCCTTTAGGCCACGTTCGATTGCCAACTCGTTCTCTTTAGTCCATGTCTCTACAACGTAGTTGAGATAAGTATCTACTTTTTCTGTAAGAGCATCAACAGACTCTTCCAGTTTTACTTCAAACTCGGAAGTCATATCTTCGTGAATACGAGAGATTTCCTCACGGGTTTTTGATTTAACAGCAGCTTCAAAGATTGTCGCTGCCTTGTCCTTGAACTCTTCGGAGAGGTCTTCACCTTCTACGAGGGCGTCAACGTCTTCCTTGACATTGATGGACTTGATCTTCTCTTCGATCTCTGCTTTTGCGTCCTCAAGTTTTTTGAGTTCTGACATTGCAGCTTCGTCCATCTCTTCTTCTTCAGCAGGGGCCATCATATTCTCATATGCGGCTTTCAGATCGACGGCTTTCATACCTTCCATCTTCTTCATCATCCCAGCTTTGAGCATTTCTTTCGTCATGCGTTTTGCTTCTGTGACAACTTCGCCCTCTTCTGGTACATGACCAGCAGCGAGTTTCTGAGGACCGTCTGATTTACCAGCGCCCTTCTGTTGTGCATCACCTGAAACTGCTTTTGCAGCTGCAGCGGCCTTCTTACCAATCGCTTTCTCTCCACGATCTTCATCGGCACCTTTTTCAACTTTAGCTTCTGGATCAGCACCACCAACATCGGCAACTTCGCCACCGGGTGTTACTGCATCAATTTTCTTTTTGCCTTCGGCAGGAGCAGCACCCTTTGTCTGGGCGTCACTCGCTTCTTCAAGCTCTGCAAGCACTTCTGCTTCGAGCTCTTCAATTGTTTGTTCTAGTTCTGACATAGGGTGTCTCCTTACCTTCATCTGTAATGATTATTTATAACTTAAAGTCTTTTAAGAAACTTAGCAAATGCTAAAGCTTCCTTAGTTGCGTTTCTCTGACGTTCCTTAACATCAAATCCTTTTTTCATCTCTACCATTTCCGCTTCCAACAACGCTCCGTTGTTCCAAACCCACTCTTTACCTTCCATAATACCTTCAACAAAAGCGTTTGGTGCAGAAGGGTCAGCAACAATATCTGCTGCTGTTGCGAGATAGAAGTCGTCCCGCACATAGTTCGCACCACCTTTTTGATCTAGACTGCCCATTCCCCGTGAGGAAACGCCTAGTTTTGCACCTTCATCCATAAGACTCTTCACAATCTCACCCATTGGTGTAGCCATAATTTTTGCCTCACCAATAAAGTTTTTTCCATCAGGTTCTAAAGACGTGATCATATGTGACACTCGTTCCAGATTGACGGTTGGTCCGTCTGGATGTCCAAGCTCACCAAATGCACGATTTTCTTTAATAAAGTTCTTGTTGTATTTTCCAACTTCTTTTTGAAGTACTTCCATAGGATACACCCGACCATTACGGTTCTTGATGTCAGCCTGCATAAAGATACCACGAATCTTGTAGGACTTACTACCGTCTTCCTTTGCTTCGCAGATATACTCTACGTCTTCGACTGCCTCTGAAAATAGTTTCATTGTTCTATCCTTACCCTGTATAGTTTTCGTCTTTTTTGAATTCGATAATAACAAATCCAGATGTACCAAAACAAGTCATTTCATGGTTACTAGAAGTTTCTGTTGTATTTACAGCAGTGCCGGGAATAACACCAGCAGAACCATCATAGTGTCCAGTTCCGGCAAGTCTAATCTGAACAATATCTGTTCCAGAAGCTACTTCTTGAATTTCTACATGGCCAGTATCATCATCAGCACTACCTTGAGTCAATGCCCACCAAAGTCTAGAGATGTGTAGTTTTGCACCATCTGCATGACCATCTAATGTGCTTGCATCTAAAATAGCGGTATTGGCCGCATCATCATCTTCAATATCA